AATAGATTTGCCAAGAAGCCCGTTTTTCGGTCATCGAGGATTTTTTGATAGTTAGCAATCTGGGCGTCGAATGACTGGGTTCGACCAACATCAAGCGTGGCATCCAGCGCTTCAGAAGCCGCAGACTCAACGGCCTTCCAGCCTTTTTCGATCAGGCCAAGGTTCTGAGTTATCTCCCCGGCCCGCGACTTCACAACATCTGCGTAGGTGTCGGTGAGGAGCTTGACTGCGCCAACCTCATCGCCCTGCTCTTTGAGCGCCACGATCTGCGAATACACGGACGCCGTTAGGAAGTGGTACTGATCATTGAGCGACTTCGCTGCTTCAACCGGGTCATCGGCGATTTTCACGAACTCAGCAACGGTCGTATCAATGGACTTACCGGTTGCCTTCTCCATGGAAAGAGCAGCTTCAGCAATTTCAATAAAACTGCCGCTGGCCAGCTTGCCGTTACCAGCCAAACTCGCAAGGACATCCGCAGCGGCACCCGTGGTACCGACAACAGAGCTGACCTGACGCGCCATATCAGTGAGCTGATTTGCGCTGGTCCCAGCAGCATTCCCGGTGAGGATCAGTCCATCGCTGTATGCGTTCTGCTCCTGGCTACCTTTGTAATAGGCGTATGCCAACCCGCCGATTGCGGCTGTTACAAGAGCAATAGGTGCGGCGAGCGCGAAAAAGCTGGAAGCACTTGCACCAGCACCAGCTCCGAGCTGAGCAACCGCCCGCGCACCACTGCCCCAATCCCCAGACTGTAGAGCATTGGTCAGTTGCATCACGTTTTCTTGAGCCTGGCGGGTGCCTAGCTTCAGCTTGTCGAATGCAGTTTCTGTCGCGGTGAGACCGGAGCGCTCCTTTCCAATTTTTGCCAATGCTTCGTTGTAGCGAACAGCGTCATACTCACCGATCTTGTGCAGCTCGTTGAGAGCCCGCTCACGAGCCTCAAGCTTGGCCAGCTTGTCCGTGACCGGATCAATGCCATTTACAGTCCGCTTCAGCGCTTCGATCCGGCGGTTTTCAGCCTCGATCAGCCGTTGCTTCTGAGCCACCTCCTTGGTTTCAGCTTTCTCGATCTTATCGAAGGATTTCCCGAGCCGATCCTGGTACACCTCCTGCTGTTCAATGGTGACGAGACCGCCCTTGCGGGCGCGCTCCAGCAAGCCTTCAGCCTGGATCAGTTGCTCCATGCTGCCGATGTTGCCGGACATCGCCTTGTCGAGCTGGCTAATGATCGCGATTTCACTGGCCGCGCTGGCACCTGCCTTGCGGCTGGCATCGACCTGACGCTCTTTGGCGCCCGTGGCCTTGTCGATGCCCTGAGCAGCCTCGTTCTCGGCCTGGCTGATCTTCTTGCCGGTATTGGCCAGGCCTTCGCCCGACTTGCCGAGATCATCAATCGCCTTTTCGGCATCGACCGCCGAGTCGACCAACTTGTCGAGATCGTCAGCCGCCGTGGATGCCGACGAGGAGTTCACCTCGATGCCGAGGGACGCGAAAGTGGTGCTCATTTACTGTCCCTCTGTTCCGCCATCACCCGCAGGGCTTCGGCTTCCATGACGCGGATATCTGGAAAGACGTCGGCGACCTCCGACCGGGTAAGCCCGAGGAAGCCGGCGACATGGCGAATTGACGCGTAATCGAGTCCGGTAGCGCCGCACGCGCCTGTACGCCACTGAGTGCCCATCGCCTCGAAGACCTTGAAGGCCTGCCAGACATCAGGCCAGACCTCACAGAGTTCTTCGGGTATGTCACGAAGAGAAAGGCCGAAGGCCGCCAACGATTCGGCTGACGGCCCCGGCTCGTACAGCTTGCGGGAGACGCTTAGGAGTTTCCCAGGCGTGCGTTGCTGAATGCATCGGAATAAGCGGCCAGCACCGCGCCCGGAGTGGCAGCGATGGACTTGACCAGGATGCGCAGGTTTTCGTCGGTGAACTCTTCGGCGATATCCCAGCCGGCGACGATCGCCTTCAACTGCTCGACCTGCAGATCAATCAGCAAAGCAGTGAACCGCTCAATGCCGGCGTCTTCCGCTTTCTCCTTGAGCGCCTTGTGACGCTCACCCCACTCCGCGTAGAGCCCGGCCAGTTCGGTGCGATCGCGATATTTGAATTCGAACCCAACGCTGACCGGGTCACCACCAACCGTTGGCAGCATGACGACGTGGTTGAAGGTTGGATTCCGGACGAGTGTGAACTTTGCCATGTGCCTTCCTTACGCCGAGGCGCTATAGCGGGTTGGGCGGCCAGTCAACGCGATACTGATAACGCGAGTCATCAGGTTGTTGCGCGACATGGTCGGGGTCGAGGTGATCGAGACGTAGCCGTTGTAGATGATCCGGCTGCCGCCCGGCAGGTTCAGGCGCAGAACGCGGGCTTGCTTGTCATCGTCCGCCGCTTCGCAGACATCGACATAGGGCTGCGATGGATCGTCGGCGACCGTGATGGTCAGTGTGATCGGGTTCTTGGTGGTCGGCATCTGGCGGTCGTCATCGTCGGCCAGGAAGCCGAACGTCAGAAACTGCTGGTCGCCGCCGCTCGACCCGAGCTCGGTGATTTTCGAGATCTCGGTGAAGGCCGTCACCTCACGAGCGGAACCGACGCCCGAACCGGCCGGATACTGCTGAATGTTCGTGGTGTTCACGCCATCGAGTGCAAAGGTGCCGCTGGCAATCTCGCCGACTTGCACGGCACGGCCGTCCAGGCGGGTCCAGCCAGAGCTGAGGGCGATGATGTCGCCCTCGGCCAGACCGTGCGCTACAGCGGTAGCCAATGCCGGATTGGCATTGGTCAGGGCGGTGAATGGGATTGCAGCGCCATAGGCGGAAGCAATTTCGAAGGTCGCGCCGTTGGGCATTTGAATGCCGGCCATGGGGTTTTCCTCTCTTCAGAAATGACAAAACCCGCTCAATGGCGGGTTTTGGGATTGCCTAAAAACTGGCAAATTTGCTAACAGATCAACAGAATCAGCTCATCACGATTTCACCATTTTGGAATAGGCTGCAGGCCAGTCGCGCTGCGCTCCGATGACGTGCTGTTTGAGATTATTTTCCTGCCAAGAGTTAGTAAATGGAACACAAGACACCAAAATTTTTTCGGTCTCACCTACAAAAAAATTACGTGCCTTTTTATATGTCTCATCTGATATTTGATTGCAAAAATAAACAATGAGCCCATCAAAATAGAATCGAAAGCTATTGGAAATGATGTCGGGCACCTCATCTCCTTCTCCCATTTCTCGACCAATCAAAGGGGCCAGATTATGGCGAGGACCGATAGTCGAGTGCTGCATCAGAAAAATAGGAATGAAGTCCAGTGGCTGACTTTCTCCGGTTACCAGCATCAAGCGTAACTTCTCTAAATCCTGATCAGGAAGAGAAACACCATTGAACTCGGATCGTGAGGATGCTGCTGCACGCCAGAGCAGGCTTAAGAAAAAAAGACGAAGCCTGCGGTGGTCCAGGCCCATAATTGCTCGAATGCCATAGCCGTCAAAAAACTCTGCGTCTGGATCCGGTAGATTTTCACTCTCCCCCCATCCACTCCAAACCATAAAATTATTTCTCAGCTCTGTAGCAGCAAAAGAGTCGAGATCAGCAAGAATATTCTCTCCCTTCCTCACAACGAGTCGATTGTCGTACCAACTGCTTGGTCGTCTCGTCAAGCGCCGGCCCGGGCCACCTTCGATAAAAAAATTTCCGCCCTCCGGGCTCGTAAATGCCTGAGGGATGATGTGCGAATCAACGAATGTGCCATCTGCGTGCGTGAGCTTGCATCGTCCAAAAGCCATCTAGTTGCTCCTAAAAAATATGATTTTATGAGCGAAGATCTCAGATGGCTATACCTACCCTTTACTACATATCAGCTCTATACATGAACGAAACCGGTACGGTGAAGGTCGTGTCGCCTGGAATACCTGGCCCCTGATCGACCAGCGTCATGGTCACCACAGTCAGCGAATTCTTCGTGATTCGCTCGTACAGTGGAAACAGCGCGGCGATCTGGTCGCCCAGCACACCGGCCGCGCCGCGATACTTGCCCGCCGGCGTCACGATGCTGACCTGAAACACGCCGGTGAACAGCTTGTGATCGCCTGCAAGCGTGTTGCTCGCGGTATCGCCCGGCAGAGTGAAAGCTCGCAGGTAGGTGACACCATTTCCGGGCTCATAGGCCTCGTTCTCGACGACGACCTTGATGGGTGTCGGCAAAGCCTTCGCCCAGGCGATCAGCCGGGCTTCGTAGATCGAAGCGATGATGTTGTGGCTCATACCTGGTTATTCCTGATGGCTTCGTCGACGATCTGCTGGAACCGCGCGAGCGTGATGCGCACCATGCCGCCCGGCGCCTGCTTGGAATGGCCGTATTCGAGCGGCACCGCATATGGCAGATTGTTCACGATGTACGCCGTTTGCCCTATCGTCAGTTGCTCGACCTGAAGCCTGAGCTTCGCCAGCGTGACACCGCCGGCCGGATCGACCTGATCAAGCTCACCCTCAGCCGGCGCCCCAATCGAGAACTGCCAGTTCCCGCGGAATCGGCCGCCGACGTAATCCTTGCCGGCAACCAGTCCATTCACGTTGAAGTTCTGGTCGCGCTCGGTCTTTGTCAGCGGCTTGGCGTACTTCACGCCGCGCTTCAACTTCCCGGACTTGGTGAAGTTGTTCTCATCGAGATTGATGAGGGTGTTGCGCACGGCGACCTTGAAATCGTAGTCATCGGCGGCACGGGTGTTGGTGGCGCGATGCGCCACGTTCGCGACCCAGATCTCGGGGTTACCCACCGGCGACATCCGAATAACGCTGCTGCCGATTTCGATAACGATTTCGCGGAAGGTGGCGTCGAGCCCGGCTTGGGCTTGTTCGGCGAACTGCCGAATGTTCTCGGCGAAACTGCCGTTGAGGCCTGAGTACTTGCTCACGACCGCACCTGCAACTCATAAAGGATCGGCGTACCGGCGGGGTTCACTTCTTTCAACGGCGGCACAATTGACCAGGTGCGCCCCTGAGTGATCACCTTGTTCAGCAGATCCGGAACCCACTCAAGCCCCTGCGCGGCGATCTTCAGTTTCTTGTCGCCCTGCTTGATGAGGCTGTTGTTCTGGAATTCCTGACCAGTGAAATCGAGCAGGATGCCTTGGGCGGTCTGTTCAATGGTAGCGCCCGGCGTGTCGCCTCCGGTCTCAGGGTCGTACTCGCCTGGCTCTGTTTTGCTGATGGTCACGGGCTGGCCGAACTCTGTGATCATCTCCAGAGCCATCACGGCCATTTCGTCGTAGAAGGCCATGGTGGCTCCAGAAAAGAGAATCCCAGCACAAAGGCCGGGATATGGTTAAAGCTTCAGACGGGAAGGCACTGACGGCTTTGGCTTTGGCGGAAAAGCCTTTCTACGCTCAGCTAACAGCAAAGTCGCGTAATCCGCCGCTAGTGCGGTGACATCCTCGATTGCAGAATCCTGATTCACTAACGCAGTAAGCGCTGCGCTCGCATAGGCGTCCCATGCGTCCTTTTCGTCCTGCAACTCATTCTTTCGGATGACTTGATGTTCAGCTGGCATTTCGAGCTCCTTATCGATGGAGTGGCCAGCCTACGTGACATTACGCTCGTACGGCAAACAACCCGCGCTTTTGTAGGTAGTCAGCAAACTGCGTCGCGCTCGGCCGATCCGGCGCCGCCGGCAACAGTCGGCCGCTGGTGTTCGTGATAGTCGCGTACTCGCGAGTTACCGCGCCCTCGACACGCTCCAGCGTCACAGCGCCCTTTCGCTTATCGATTGGGTCGATGTCGTCCTGATGAATCTCGGCGGCCAGAGCCATCTGCCCGTACTGGATCCGCGCTGGCAAGTAGTTGTTCGGCTTGATCTCATGATCAAGCAGCACTTCCCGGCGCGGCCAGGACAAGGCCTGCTCGCTGTTGCTCTTACGCCCCTTCCAGGTCATGCCATCCATCGCCAAGGCGGCCCGGCGCAGCAGCGCTTCCTGCGCTGGCACCTCCGCCGGGATGGTCACACCGAACTTCACGGCGTACATGGCCAGGTCTTCGGCGGATGCATAGCTTTCGGCGTCAGGCTTGCCGGTACCGTCCTCGATGATGAAAGTCATGAATCAGCTCGCTGTGGTGTTCTGGATCGGATGCCACGTTACCGGGCACCCGGGTTATTACGCCTGCTGCAGGTCAGCAACTGCCTTTTCCAGCGATTCTACCGAAGCATTCGCCCGATACGTCACGTTGGCGGCGTCGAGTTGCGCTTTGAGGTTCGCAATCTTCTCGGCATTGTCGACCGGTTCCGCTGCTGCCTTGAGGCGTTCGACTTCAGCGCGGAGAGATTCAACCTCGCCCGCCAGGTTGTCACGATCACCCGTGAGGGCTTCGAAACCATCGTGAATCGCTTTCAGAGCACCGAACAAGCGGATTGGCAGTTCGCCGCCGCCCGGGTGTTCCAGCTCCGACAGACCTTCGGCGGCTTCGATCAGCAACACGATGCCGTCACGTTCAGCGCGGAGCATGTCGTTGTCCTGCTCGAGGCTGGCGATGGTGTCGGCACGATCCGAATTAACCGACTCGCTGATCAAGGGCTTCATCACCGAGACTTCGACGCCCTGCGCCTCATAGGCGTCGACCACCTTCGGCCAGTCGCCAAACACAACCGCATGCGTCACTCCCGCTTCAGGCCGGTCGAAGTGCGCTGGGTTGCGGTACCGCTTTTCCGGATCGAAGTGCGAGTTTTGAGTGGAGTAAACCAGTTCCATAAAAGTCTCCGTAGCGGCCATCGCTGGCCGCTGTCAGGGCCAGTATCAGCCGCCGGCTGGTGGCGTAGTAGTCAGAGTGATCAGCACGCCAGCAGTCACTTTGTTGCTGTTGGAATGCTTGACCCAGTTCGCAGCCGAACCCACGGCGGCAAGCGTTGGGTTCGCACCACCAGCGGCTTCCTTCCAGCTGTAGCCAAGCACATCGATATTGACGGTGCCTTCAGCGCGGTAGCCGATGCCCAGGTTCTCTTCGTCATTCACCGCGTACGAACGGAAGCCGGGCGCTTGCGATTCAGTGATCACCACAGCGTTTGGCAGCAGGCCGAAGATCACATCTGCGGGCGCGGTGTCGGTGACCAGCACCGGCTTGCCGAGAGTGCCTGGCAAGCCGCCGTAGATGACGACACCCGCTTCTTCGTAGACTTTGTTCGCAATCGCCTCGTCGACGATGTCGAAGTAAGCGCTGGAGTGCATGACCCACAGCGCGATACGACCGAACTTGTCGCCGAACTTGCGCATACCACGGGTCAGGGTCTTCTTGCCGTCGGTCTCGATGTTGGCAGTAACCACCATTTCAGCGTTGGAGCTGATCGAAGCGCGCAGCGCAGCAGTGGCGTACTGGATGAAACCTTCCAGAGTGGCATCAGCAACGTCGGCACCGATGATCTGGGAGAACTCGTCGACCGGACGGCCGCGGCGCTTGAAAGCTTCTTCGGTGGTCTGGTATGGGCCGTACTTCCAAGGCGCCTTGACGCCGACGGCCTCACCGGTGCCGATCTTCTTCGCGGTCACTTTACCGGTGGAGTTGACGTCACGATGCTCCAGCGAGCCGCCGATCTTGTAGAACGAGCGCTTGCGGAAATCGCCTTCGATCAGCTCGTTGTCGAGCACGATCGCGCCGTTGGACGATGCGTTGAACACATCGAGGTTGTCCTGGACACGCTCCAGGTATGCGGTTTGCGCCTCATCGTTGTAGATGATCAGGTCGCTGTTAACGGTCGTTGCCATGGGTGAATCCCCTTACTTGGGCAATTGCAGGTATGCGGTTTGGCCGTGCTTGCGCTGGTAGTCGCGCTTTTGCTCGGCAGTCATTTCGGAGCGCTTGAATGCAGCCTGGCCGCCACCCCCGCCCGGGGCTTGTGTTCCTGAAGCCCTTGGCCACAGGTGAGGTGCGCTTTCGCGCAGGGATTCCGCCCATTCGAGCGGAGTCAGAGGGGTCTTGCCGTCTTTGCCGAGGATGACCTGGCCGGATTCATCAACGGCGACCGCTTCGCCCTCTTCGTTCAGAGAGAACACGCCCTTGGCGCGCAGGATGATGTCGTCCGTTGCTTCCGGCAGAGCGCCGGCTTTAAGCGCTGCACCGCGTACCGAATCGCCTAGGACTTTGCCCTGGAACTTGGCGGCGAATGCTTCGGCCTTCTCGGCCCGCGCGGTGACAGTCTTCAACTGCTTGTCGTAGTCGCCACGCAGGCGCTCGGTACGGCGGTTGAATACCTCGTCCACCTTGCCCTCAGTCAGCAGCTTGGTTTCTTCGTCTTGGCCGGCCCGGCTGAGCAAGCCTTTGACGGCGTCAATGTCGATGCCCTCGAACTGGGTTTCGAACTGGCTGAGCTTGCCGGTGGTTTCCTTCAGCTTGCCCAGCAGCTCGGAGTTTTTGGTTTTCAGACCAGAAACGGAGGTCTCAACGGCAGTCGCGATAGCGGCCTTAATTGCCGGATTGTCCAGGTCGATTTCGTTTTCTTCTGCCACGTTGATGCACCCCTTGGGTATGTGTTGCCCGCTTTGCAGGCGTAAAAAAACCCGCTTGAGCGGGTCGCGTTGCGTTTCCAGTGCTAAAGCCTTTCAATGCCGCACTTTTAGGAGGCAAATAGAAATGGCGTCACCGGCATCGAGATATGAAACCCAAAAAAATTTGAAGAACGCGTTAAAGATCGCGGTTTTGTCATCCGCACTGACACTCACTGGCGTGCTTGCGACCAGCGTCACGTCTTGGATAAGCAGCGCACAAACAACTAGGTCTAGCGAAAAGCTCAGTTGTATAAGCCGGCTAGACAAAAGAGAGGAGTACGCTCGAGTCAAAAGTGACGACTTTATTGTTTCGCTAGCGACACTTGCGACCGGCAGTGCGTCACCAGGATTTCAAGAGAAAAAGCCTGCTTACGTGACAGCTTTCTCGAGAGCTGGTTACTCATTGATGCTTTTGAACAACTCAAAACTCGGAGAAAAATCTGGTGAGCTGGCCGACTGGATGACCATTCGGGTTTCGGACTACAAATCATTCGAAAGGCCCGAGTTCATCAAGGAGGAATACGAAAAACTCGTTACAGATTGGAAAGACGCCTACTACGAATACATGTCGGAACTCGACACTCAGCGAAAAGAATGCTGAGCAATCAAACTCCTGCTCGCTCGAATGCCAGAGGCTCAAGCCCTTTCATTTGGGCCAAGGTCAGCGGAGCGAAGTTGCGATCAAGCTGCAGCTCTGTGAATCGTTCTATGCTCAGACCACCGTCGCGAAACAGCTTGGCCCGCATAGGGCCGATTGCCACGTCTTGAAATGACGCCGGCTGCTGCTGAAGCCAGTGGTAATAGTCGAGGCTCGCACTGACCTGCCCCGCTCCACCTGCGCCCACCGCCGCCCGCGTGGCGCCCTTGGCGAACATCTCGCTGAGCTTGGTCAGCAGGACGAACGTTGTTCGGCAATTCGGGTGAAACGGTGGGCGCGGCCCTGAATCGACCGGGAATCGTCGCTTGTCCATCGATCGACACTGCTGACTGGTCTTGCTGTCCAGCGTGGCGACCATCTCGACTTCGGACACAATGTCCGTGTTGGCCTTGGCCACCTCCATGCGCGCCTGAGACGACACATGCTGAATCGCCGTATGCACGACCGTGCTGGCATTGCGGTTAGTGGTGGCGAGAACTCCATCCTTGTAGCCGGCCGCCTTCGTGCCGCGAATGTTGCGGATGATCCGGAAGTTCGTTTGCCCTTCGAAGAAGCCCTGCCGGATCATGCCAGTGACGCGCTCGCGCTCGGCACTGGTCCAGCCCTTGATGAACGACTTCAGCAGCTTGCCGCCGCCTGTGCCGCGCACACTGAGGGGGTTAGTCAGCACCGCGGTGCGGATAGCCGCTGCCGTCGGCGCAACCACATCCAACGAGACACCAACGGGCGCCGTTCGGGCCAGGCTCGACGCTTCAAACTCAGCCTCGTAGTTAGCGATGTCGATCAGGTCGAGGTTCAGCTGCGCGCTGTAGCGGTCGAAGATACCCAGCAGCAGACTGTCGACTTCTTTCAGCAGCGCTTCCAGCCGCTTGACGTTGTACTCGGTCAGATCTGACTGCGTGAGCCGGTCGCGTATCGAGCGGTCGATCTCCTTCAGAAAGGGGGCGAACTTGCCGACCTCCCCGGCCTTCAGCTTTTCGAGAAAGACCGCGTGCCGAATCGTGGCGTCAAGGATTGCTTGATTTGCCGCCATCTACTTTGTCCTCGTCGTCCAGGCCCAAGCCGTCGCCCTGCTCTGCCAGCTCGCCATCGATCTGCTGGTCTGTGCGCTCAGGCGCGATCAGGCCAAGTTTGCGAAGGTAGGCACGCAAATCCGCTTTGGCGAATCCACCGTTCTGCCAGAGGCCGACCAGTGCAGTGATCATTTGCGGATCAGCCGTCAGCTCCACGAACTCTTGGTTGATCTGATAAGCAACCTTCGCGTCGTCGACGCCCATGTAGGTGCAGCACCACATGATTGCCCGGGTGTACGCCTCGCTGACGTTGGCCACGCAGCCGGCGAGCACCGACGTCGATGCAGACTGATCACCACGGGCTTCGGTCGCCGTCTTGGACGAGAGAGAAGCCACGACCATCCGTGCGCCGAGCTCGATCATCATCTGGTTCTTGTCGGCCATTGCCTCCTTCACCAGCGTATTCGGCAGTGGCTGGGCATAGCCGAACTGTCCGCCGGCAGGCAGCATCATCGGTGCGCGGGAGCCGACGTAAACGCCGTTCTTCTCCATCCAGTCGCGCCACTGTTCGTCCAGACCGGAAATCCATGGCTGTGCCTGGCCGCACCAGAAGACGCTGTCTTCGTAATCGGCACTGTTCCGGTAATGGCCCAAGTTGATCACGGCGATGTCGTACAGCGGCGACTCATCAATGCTCGGATCGTTGTTCTGCGCGCCGACGAAGGTGAACGGGATCTCCTTCAGGCGGCCGGCGGCACCGGTGGGCTTGAACTCCTGAACAACGGCAAGCGGCCCACCACCTTTCGGCCCGGACCTGCGCCAAACACGGCAGACAAAGCCGTCATCCTCGAGAGCCAATTCGCGATACTGCTCGACCACCTTGAAACCGAAGCCGTCTTCGATCTCCGGTGACTCACGCAACACCACCAGGGTCAGCACGCTGTGACCGTTCACCATGCCCGTGCGCCAGTTGATGATGTCTTCGGCGCAGTACGACAGGATTACAGAGTGGCCACCGACGCCAGCGTCTTGGTGGTAATCGACGTACAAACCATGCCGCCCAGCCTCGAGCACCTTTTCCAGCGTGCCTTGCGAGTGCTGGTAAATACTCACCCCGGAACCGTTGGCGTTGTCCTGCAGGTATTCCATCTTCTTGGCGACGGTCAGTGTTGGGTCTTTGTGAAACGCCAAACCGAGCAAGCCATTTCGCGTGTGCCCGGCGGCATTCTTGAACACCGCTCGCTCGCGATAGGCCTTGTTTCGGTCTAGGTTTTCCGGCGACTTGTCATGAGCGTTGATGTACGGCAGTCGGTCAACAACCCTGTGCTGACCGGCGCAAACGTCACGCACGGTTGCCCAGCGATCCAGCACTTCGATGTAGTCCGCCCGCTTGAAGGAGACGTCGTTGCTCATCGGGCGTATCCCATTTTGATAGCGGTGACCGGTTTGATGATCGGGTACTCGCGGTGAAT